TCATTCTGACAATTGTCCGGCGTTTGTTCGCGCCGTCCGCCGTTTCCGGGCTCCGGTTGCTACTTGGCGCATGGTCCGCTTGACGTAACGCGGCAGCACCTTTGGGCTCTTGTGCCGCCCCTGGGCCATGATCTCGCGATCGGTCAATTCGGCATCGCCGGTTTCGGTAAATCCGCCGTGGCGGAACGAGGCGAACGACAGTTCGTCGCGCATGCCAGCCGCGCGGATGATCTCTTTCACCTTCCGGCTCATATGTGTCAGGTCTGTCTCGCCCGGCTTCGGCACCGTGGGCCATGGGCCGCGATCACCCCAATCACGGCAGAGCATGAGCCCGCCTATCCGCTGGCGCTTGATCGCATCTAGTTCGGCCATCAGCTCGGGATAGAGCGGCGAACCGGCATCATCGAATAGAGGAACCCAATTTTCCTCACGGGTCTTTTCGTGCAGCACCCGCACGGCATTGGGCCGCTCTTTCGGCCGATAATGGGTTACGTCAAAGGTGGCGAAGATATCGACCTCGCGCTGCAACCACTCCCATGCGATCAGCGCAGCCGTGGCGAGCGACCCGAGCTTCAACTCGAATGCCTTTGCCCGGAATATTTGCAACTCTTCGAAGGTCGCTGTAGGTGATTCCGCATCCGATGACACCAATCCCATTTGCGCGAACGGGTTGACGACCGGCAATTTTCCCGGGTTGCGGCGTGCTGCAATATTCCATGCGCGCCGGCATGACTTCATCGCGTGATTTACTGTTGTGCGGCGTTCCCGCTCGACAGTGTTCCCCGCCGCATCCTTTTCGATGACGATCAACAACTTTTCATAAATGTCGTCGGTGAGGGCGGTATCGACTGCGGATACCCGGACCTCTCCGAGCCGACGACCATCCTTCAAGACGTAGCCGCCGACCAGGCGAAAGCCAGATTCGTGATTACGTCTCGTTTTGGCGTCCAATTTCTTGAACCGCCGATCAATCCGGTACTCTGCAAACACCCAATCCAGCGTGCCGATCTTCGAAGGCGACGCTGGCGCATTGTCGGAAAGCCCACCGGTGCGCCACGAATCGAATGCGGGCAAGAGCACAGTTTCGGCCCGCGCAACCGCGGCCTGATAATCCTCGCCAAGCGGTTCGTTCTTCACCGGGCAGCCCATCTTGCGTGCCCACGTCGGCACGTTAAAGAAATACGCCCACCCTGTTTTGACGGGCCTGCGAAGCGTGTAGCGGGGGAGGGGTAGCGCCGAGCGCGGGGGCTTCATAGCAGCTTCCTCACATCTTCTGATGTTTCGCCACCATGGCGGATTTTTGCGCTCGCTGCCTCGGCATCGACCATTATCAGAATGACCCGGCCATCTTTATTCAACTCGACGCGAGCGACTTTCTGACCGGCAGCGACTACCGCCTTGACGGCGGCCGTCACGTCACGTTGCCGGAATGCGGAAGGCGCGCGGGACATTGTTAGTTAAATCCCTTCGCACCATGAATTGCAGCGGCGTCCGCACGGGGAAGAGGTTGGCCAGACGCGGCCCGCGCATGCTCGCGCATATCCTCCCGGCTCCCGTGCGGTTGGCCGCGCCGCGCGGCCATGATCATTTTGCCGGGAGAATTCATTTAAGCGTTGCCAACGATGCCGCTACAGCCCTTCGAAATCTCGGCCGCGCTTTTGATGATTTCAAAGGAATACCGAAGCCGGACTTTGCGCAAATCCTCAGACGTAAAGTCTGGGAAATTCGCTTGAAGCCAAACATCGATTTCGTCGATCAGAGTGAGAATCGCGTCGGCTCGCTGGTCCATTGGCATGGCCGCCAATTCCAGCGCTGGACCCTCGATCCATTCGCGGCGCTCGTCCTCGGTCAATGCGAAGTCGCTCATTCTGCCGGCTCCATTTGTTTGCCCGCGCGAACGCGGTTGATTTCCTGAAGCCAAACTTTCCAAGGTGACGAGTTGTCGCCAGTACGAAATGCCTTGAGGCGTTTTTGTTTGATCATCCGGCGCACTGTGATCGCCGAACATTCAAGCTCATCGGCGATCGCGTTGGCACCGGTCACAAAGTGTTTGCTCTTTCTCTTAGTCATCCCGATTAGTCCCGACCGTGTTGTTTTCCTAACGCAATGACGTACATTATCCTTCGATCTTCGGCATTTCATCGATCTTGCCGGCGAGCAATGCGCCGATGTAGGCCAGCGGCATTACGTCCATCTCAACCCAACGATCGAGCCTCGGATTGACTTTGTTTGTTGGATTCGCCGGTGGCGGCACCTTGCCCGTTTTGTCTGTCATCCATTTCGGGGGCGGCTCATTGGAGCCGTAGTCCGCCTGCACCGATTTGTGATCATCCTTGCTGCGGTATCGAGAGATTGAAATTCGCGCGTGCGGACGCGGCGACGTGACGATGATCCGCAAGTCGCCAAAACCTTGTGGCGCCTTAAGGTGAGGGATTAGACGACCTTCGGAAGCGAGCGTGATCAGGACGGTGAGCGCATCGATAAACGTGTGATCGGGAGGCAACGCCGTCAGCTCGGCAATGTCGAAACTTTCCCAAACGTTCGGCGGTCCCATGCCTTGCTGCTTGTCGGCAGGCCAATGCTGAAACCAATGCGCGCGATGCTCTTGCGTCCGCATGTAGCGCCGCACGGTTTCAACGCCGTCGCGAACGCGATGACTGCCGAGCACCGATGTCAAGACGTGTGCGGCGTCGCGCGGCGTGACCTTGGCAGCGCTACGGCCGCGGCCGCCCTTGGTTCGCAGACCCGCGATCAGGAGGTTCCGATCGTGTTGCGTGACCGTGGCCTCGTCCTCGCCCAAGGTGGCGGCAATCACCTTCACCAGTTCGCCGGGAGTAGCCATCGCTCATCCGCTCCAGTTATCCCCCATTCAAGTAGCACAGGGATGGAGGTACGGGCAACATCATTCAAGCGATTATCAAATGAAAAGCGACAAACCGCGATCAACCGCGATCATGGGGCGGCCCTGGGGATGCCCCCAGGGCCCGGTTGCCGCGCCTTTTTAGGCGCTTGGTGGCCGCCATCCCGGTTGCGCTGAGTCGGCATCGCCAATGCCAATCACGCACCGGATGTTGAAAGCTAGGTTGGTGCCATGGATCAGCCCAACCGTGTGCAATTTGCGGCCCGGGTGTTCCCGCTCCTCAATGATCGCCAGCGCGGTCAAGGCTCGGGCCTTAGTATCCAACCCGACGAGCGTTCGCGCATCCTCTTTGAGTATGCGGGCGCTCATATCTTCGACCACGCAGCGCCAACGTGCGAGCGTGGGCGTTTGATACGCGTAGCCCATCCAGCAGTAGCAGATGGCACCCATGAGTTTCGGGCGAAGCTCGATCAGCACGGGACTTTCGGCCGTTTCTACCGGGGTATTTTCTACCCCAGTAGCCCACTCCGCTGGCACGGCTAAGGCCAAGGGAAGGGCTAGGGAGTGCTGGAGCAGCCGCCGCCGCCCAATACCGAACTCGGACAACGGGCTCACGTGCGCACCGCCTCTGGGCGCCTGATGCCGACTTGCGGGACAGCCAGCGACGGGATGGTCCACGATTTTCGTTTCGGATCGTGGACGGCATCGTTCGGCAGTGTCCCGTGGCACCTGTGGATACCGAGCAGGTGCTCGGCTTTGTAGGCAAAACGGCGCAGCGGGTTCGTGCACTCCACAACCACAAGCGCGTGCACTTCACTTTCGGGATGTTCCCGAAACGGAAACCGCCGAACCCACGGCGGCAACGCCATCGCCAGCCGCTTCAAGATGGCCTGATGCATCCCGGCCGGGACATGCTCCGGACGGAAAAACAACACCACCAGGTCGCCAGGGCCGAACTTGCCATGCTTGTCGACCAGCACGGGCGCACCGTTCGGAATCTCGGGCGCCATGCACTCGCCCTCGCATGTGAGGATGTAGAAATCAGGCATGGTTGCAGGGTCAGCGCAGCGGACTATGGCCCGCGTGGTAACGGGACGTGCCGGCGAATCAGCCGGAAACATCGGATTTCTGATGGTCATTTTGGCGTGCTCTGGATTGAGGGTTTTCTAGGCCCATCGCCACGGGTCAGCCGTGGCAGCCGGGGGCTAGAAACCTGCCAGAGCGACAGGCGTACCGCTTTTAAGGGTTTCCCCTCTGGACAGGACGGCACCCCCCGGCCAATAATGGCCAGGTTCGGAGCCGCGCCGCCAAGCGCGTCCGTCGAAATGCGAAATCAATTTCGCATTTCATTCAGCCGCCGCCTTCTCGACGCCAATCGAGGGCATTCGGCCATAGCTCTAGTCCGGGTTTCTAGGCCCCACGGACACGCTAAACTGATTTGGTTAACCAAGCAAGAATTCCCCTTCCGGGGAAGCGCGGTTGCGCGCAAAGTGACCGTTCCAAAAAGAGAGAAAGGGCCTTCGCGTGACCGCGCCCTATACAGGCTATTGGATTAGTGACGACTGGATTTGGGGACCGGCTGGCAGTCCAAATGTGAACACCGGCTACTGGATCAGGGATGGCCATATCTGGGGGCCAGCAGGCGCCCCCGACGTGAACACCCGCTACTGGATTAAAGACGATTGGATTTGGGGACCGGCTGGCAGTCCAAACGTGAACACAGGCTATTGGATCAAGGACGGCCATATCTTTGGCCCGTCACCGACCCTACCGTTCTTGAAACACGCCTGACCTAAAAGCAAAATCTGTTTCGCATTTGAGGGGGCCGAACTGCTTCAATTGAGGCAGTTTCTCTCAGGACGCCCCATGCGGTTCGATATACGCATCCAACTGATCCGGCCACCGCCGCACTACCCTTTGCACAATCCCGTGCTTCGTCACCTTCGTCAGTACGGCAGCGCCGCCGACGACATAAGCACCTTCCGGCGGTTCTGAATATGAGGGGGCACTCCCTCGATCGCCTATCCGCCGCCGCCGTTGACAGTCTGTGACTTTCGTCAGCCATTCTTCCGGGTTGCTGATCACCGGCATGTCGCCATCAAACAGTCCCGCCTCCCGCAAAACGTCCAGGTGCAATGCCGGAGCGACTGCCGAGGCCAACTGGACAGGCGCGAACGCCTCCATTCCGTCGTGAGCATAGGAATCGAAGGTATACAACTGCATGGCAGCAACGCGATCGGACCAGCCGGTTATAACAAGACGAAAGTCGTCAAAGTCGTCCCCGAAATGCTCAAACTCGCCGCGCTCAGATGACTCACGCAACAGATCAGGTATTTGATCAATGATCTCGTCAAACGACAGCAAAGTGAGCAGGACATCGCTAACTTGCGAACTGGTTACGTGCCGACCGGACGTGGCCAACGCCATCCGGAGATGCGGAAGCGTCACAACCTTTGTCGCGAAACCGCGCACAAAGGCATCTCGGTTATAAGTGCAAGTATCAGTCATCAGATAGCCAGCGTCCCCGGCTATAAGAGCGTTGATTGCCGTCAATGTTGCAACTCCGGTGCCGGAGCTAAATCGCTCGATAGCACAAGAGCCGCAGCGCGTTCGCGCTCGGCCGTCAGTTCATCACTGATCGGTTCATCCGCGGACTGGTCAAGAGCGGCATCGTAGGCGTCTAGCGCCTCGTTCCCTCGACCAATGGCCAGCAGCGCGCGTGCCCGCGCGATCTTTCCCTCTGCCAAATCAGGACACAGACGAATGGCAACCTCAGCATCAATAAGCGCATCTTGAAGCCGCCCCATGTCGCGTAAGCAATCCGAACGGCACGCGATCAAAGCCCCGACATAAATCTGTGTACTGCCATCCGTGTCAGGCTGAAGTGCTCGATCAAAACTCGTCAATGCTTCGTCATGCCGCCCAAGCTTCCGCAGTGCCACGCCACGACGATGCAACAGAACAAAATGATTAGGCGCCAGTTCGAGGGCGCGTTCGAATTCAGTTAAAGCGCCTGCGGCGTCGGATTGCATCAGCTTTTCGTCGCCGTTGGCAATCAGTTGCCCAATCTCCGCGGCTTGCTCTTGTGCCCCCTGCAAGTGATCAACAAATTCCCTATTCTGGTTCAGCGCCTCTCGCATTAAGCCAGTGATGCACTTACCGACGAATTGCACTTCTGCATCGTCAACCCCGATCGCTTGGCATGTCCTTAGCAACTCGGTTTCATCAAAGATAATAGTTTCCGCGCCATGGCGATCACCGAGCAACGCGGCCGCGATGATCCGTGGCAGGACGGCGCGCATCGCCAAGTTTTCAAGTTCCATAGTTCGGTCTGTATTCATCGGACCCTCCCAAGTGAAGCCCGGTCCTGGATCATACGACCCGTCATTCGGATTTCGCCAGCAACCCGCTTGCTGCCCCCTTCAACCGATTCGGATATTTGCTCTTTGATATCTGAGAGCACCCGAACAGTTCCATTACCACCGGCAGCAACCATTTTCTGCAGCTTCTTCAGTTCCTCTGTGTTCTCCTTTACCGCTGCGACCAGTTCCGGGTTGTCCGCTTTTGATGGCGCCGCCCGAGCTGGAATAGGAATTGGAATTGGACGCTCAAAAGGCACCACATTGCTTGCAGAACCAAAATCTCGGTTCATGCCCGACATGCCAGATATATCAAGCGGACCGTGAGCGTCGTTGATCGCATCCAAAAGCGAGCGATTGGCGTTGGCTGACATCCTGTTAGTTATGTGCTCGCCCAGCTCGGCTTCGATATGCGTCCCGCCCATGGAATGAGGACGACCACCGACCCAGCCACCATCGCTAAACACGCCGGCATAAAGGCTAACGCTTGTTGATGCAGCACCAGCAATCCTGGCAGTGTTGTTTGTCGTCGCAGCCGTGTTGAAAGCGATTTTTCTGAGAGTGTCGATAACGGTTCCTTCAAGCGTGACGCCAATTATATCTTTACCTCCAACACCTCCCATGACGAGTGTGTCTTTGTCGGCCACCCCGTAATGCGAGCTAGATAAACGTGTTTGAGCATTCCCGAGGTTCAAGACCAGCAATTGCAGATGATCCTTTGCGGTGGCATGTAGCCGCCGCGCGGATTTATAGCTTCCAATTCGTCCTTGGGCTGGCGCTTTTTCGGCCATGGCGTGCATCGCGGGCATTGTCTTTCTTTCTTCCTCAAACAGGTTGCAGGTTGATAGCTTTAGTCCGGCCGGTACGGCTGTTCGTACTAATCTCGAAAGCGATGCGCTGATCCGCGAGCAGAACGTCCATCCCGGCATCGCTTACCGCCGTAGCATGCACAAACACATCGGGTTCACCATTTTCCGGCACGATGAACCCGTAACCCTTTTCAGCGATAAAAAACTTTACCTTGCCGGTCGGCATCTCATTTGCTCCTATCAGATATAAATTAGCCCTGTAGGCCGCTCTTCCACGTTGCTATAGATAGTTGCGTTAGTGTCGCCGGCCGCCGCTCGCGAAACCGCCATCCAGGTCGCTGCGGCGCCGTCGATTCGGCCGCGCGACTTGCCTTTGTGCATCACACGGTTGCCGGCGCTATCGGTGTGAATGACGACATTTTCAAAACACCAGCGCAGAACCGGATGGCCGCCGTGCCGAAACCGTCTGCTGACGATCGCGCGTTCCACCACATTGAGCGCGGGCGATTGCGTCACCCATCCTTGCTGCAGCGTGATGACCGGGAACCCGTCATCTAGCAAGGGCGCCATGACGGGCTGCGCATAGGCGCGGTCAAAGCAATCCTCTTGAACGTCGAATATTTCATGCAGCTCTCGGATCTTCGCTTCGATCACCCGATAATCGATCGCGTTGCCGTCAGTGAATGTTATATGGCCCTCCGCTTCCCAGCGCTCATATGGCACCTGGTCGCGCTCGGAACGGGCTGCGATATTCTCCCGCGGCACAAAGAACCATGCCGCAACGTCAAAGCCCTCATCATCGTCGGGCCAAGCGGCGACAACAGCAGATAGATCGGTCGTGCTGCTCAAGTCGGCGGCAATCCAGCAACGCCGGCCGGCAAGCAATTTGAGATCAACCGGGACATTGCCTTCATCATAAATATCAATGTCGACAAAGGGCGAAACCGAATGCTCCTGACGAATGCCAAGGTGGAATTGTTGGAATGCTTCGCGATCGGCCGGCCGCTCGCGCGCTTCCCGCGCCGATTGGCGTAGGCCGTCTAGGTCGGGATAGCCGTGCTTAAGGCCAGGATTGACGGCCTGCCAAATTTCCTCGTCCTGCCAATCGCAGTCCTTCGGGGCCTCGAATATGATCGGGAGAAAAGACGGGTCCTCGATCTCGCCAGAGGCAACCTTTTTCGCGTATTCGTAGATCGGGAAATCCGGCGTGTTAGAGCCGCGTCCCGCCGTCGTGGTGATCACCAAAAGCGACCCCGATACCTTGACCAATCCGGTTTTGATCGCGTGCCACAGAGCGGCTTTCTTGTGCGCCCATAATTCGTCGACCAGCGCGAAATTAGGTGTGCGGCCGTATTGCGTGGCGGCATCGGCGCTGATCGCCTCATACACCGCGCCACTCTTCGGATGCACGATTCTGTTTTTGAAATCCTGCACACGTGCGGCAAATGCCAGTTCGGGCGTCGCCTTGATGATGCTGTCCGCTTCATCGAATGCGATTCGCGCTTGCTTGCGATCGGCAGCGGCCGATAGCGACTGACCGCCCGCAATGCGCTCGGGTCCAAACGTGTGTAGGATTTCCAGTGCAGCGCCTAGAGACGTTTTGCGGTTGCCGCGGCCCACTTGCAGATAAACCACGCGGCAGATGCGTCGGCCATCGTCATGGCATGGCCCATAGATTTTGCGAATTATGCGCTGCTGCCATTCATCAAAAATGAGCGCACGATTTTCGGCCCTGCTCTTCGGATGCTTCAGGATGCCGAGGAAGCGCAAGGCGCGATCGGCATAGCCGCGCGGGTCCGGGATATCGGAACCATCAAAGAGCCATGCGGGACCGTGCTGCACCATCACAGGTCCCATTCGCTGCGCTGGAACAAATCGTTTTGGCCAGCGCTCGGCTGTAGCGACTTGCGGGCGCGAGACGTAGGAGTAAGGCCAAGCTCGCTCGCTAGGCGCGAGATCATGTCGCGGGAGCTGCGCAGCAATCCAGTTGCGGGGTTCGGTTTCATCGCGCCGCCCGCGCCGGAAACGAAAACACCCTGCTCGGAAATTGATTTTTCGGCTTGCGCGGCGGTCCACTGCGCCATCACGTAGGACCTGACCACGCCAAGCATGGAATCGTTAAGAAGCCGCCGCGCTTTCAGGTCCGAGACGATATTAGACCATTCCGCGTGCATCTCGACTGGCACGCCATCGGGCGGCGCTGGCAAGTTGCCAATTTGGCAACTTGAACTGCCACAATCCGCGGGGGTTAAAGATTCCGCGCCGGAATCTTTAACCGGTTCCAACTGCGAACCGGTTTCAAGATGCAAATTTGCCGCTTGATCTTGCTCGTTTTCGATCACGCGAAGCTCCGGCCTTGCACCCCTCATGACGCACCGGCCGCCACATAAACCGGATTACCGAAGCCGCCTTCGCTACTGGCGCACTCGCGACTGTTGCAGCGCGAGTGATATGCGGCCCAATTCGTGCGATCCCAGAACTTGCGCTTGTCACCTTTGTGAGCAACTTTGTGATGCACCATATTTGACAGCCGCCCGCATCCGCAGGCGCAATATCTATTTGAGGGAATGGCGAGAAAGGCCCGCGTCGCCTCTTCCCATAGCCGGTCATAGCCGCGCACCCGTGCCGATGGCCGGTGCTGGTCTGATTCCGCCTTGCGCCGCTGTTGGCAGATGCAGACGGCACCGCTGGCAACCTTCAATCCGCACTGGCAAATTCGGGGTGCGAGCATCGGCATGTCATCAACCCAGACAACTAATCTCGATGCGAATGCACACGCCCTTGTCGAAAACGGGCTGCACATTCTGAATCGCGCGCTGGGAGCCGCGCACAAAGATCGCATCGTTGTTGGTTGGAATGCGCGGGTCGCGCGGTTCAATAATACCTGACAACGGAGCGTTTGGCGTTTGGCCACCAGGCCATTGGCGATGATCCCATAGGTGAGTTGGGGAAACGAGAATGAAATAGTTTTGCTGAGTAATCGAACCAATCAGTTGTTCGGCCATCAGCGTTCGCACGATGGCCGGAACTTGCGCACGCACGTTCGCCTTATTTGTGCCAGTGGTCCGCTGTAGCCACACCGGTTCGCCGCGCCGCTTCAGTCGCCGATCGAGTTGTGACAGAAGAGCATTCATCAACGCACGCTCGCCCTCACGTTCAACCCGGTGCTGGCGTAGGTTCCTGTTGAAGTCATTTTTACGCGAAGAGCGGAGCCGAGCACGCCATCCTGACAAGTGTTGTCGGCCATCGCGCCATCAGTAGGAACGATTGCAGTCGTGACCGGCGTTAGGCCAGAGAGATTGAGCACCTTAATTGCGCTCGCTGTAGTGAAGGCAAGGCACGCAATATCAATCCAGGTCTGCCCGTTATCGAGGGTTGTTTGGACCCATACCTTCAATGTCGTGCCGCCGCTGCCATAGGCAAACTGACATTCCAGGGTAACGGCCTTCATGCCTTCAAGATTTTGGATTGCAGTCAGCGCGAGCGCAGCAACCGGAGTGGTCGGGCCAAGATTTGCGAGCGTGTAATCGCCGGGGTTCAACATGGCATCATCCGTTCGCTGGCTTGCGCAGTTGTGAAATCAGATTTTGGGCTTCAGGTGAGATGCCGCCGTCAAAGTAGGACGAGGAGCCGGCACCTTCGGTCGCCTCGCTGCGGAGCATCGGATCGCGATCGGCCGCATAGCGATATTGATTGACAAAGATGATGGCCAAACGTTCGACGCCATCAGGAAGGTCGCCCATGGCCGCATAGCCCGCCGTATAGGTGACGACGACTTTACCGATCGGCCATTGCCAGCCGCGATCATTGCGCAGCCGGGTCAAGATGCCATTTTGGGCAGCAAAATCATAATCTGTCGGCACAAGCTCCGTATCATTTTCCACAACTGATACGATGCTGCTGACAGGAAATCGGGCGAGCAGCAACCCGTCGTCACGACGGGTGAACCGGAATATCTCGCTCACCGTCTCTTGCGCAAACACACGGTTTAGACGCTTTGAAACCTCACCACTCGCCTGTGTGATCCAGCGCGCAAGATTTTGATCTTCGCTGCGATCAGTAATGCCGAGTTCGGCCTTCACCGTCGCGAGCGTCGTGAGATCGTAGCTTTCGGCTGGTACCGTGACGGTCAGCATTTTCTAATTCGCTTTAGATTTGCGGCGGGACGCGAGCCCTGCTTAAGCTCGACGGTCGGGATGATCCTGCGCTTGCGCTTGGCCAGCGCCCCGCCACTAACACCACGCCATGATCGGTGACGTGGCATTCCGGTTAGGAAGCGGCCTGTGTTACCGGCCGGCTATCGGGATGCCCGAGGATTGCAATTGCGGCGAGCAAAGCAGCGCTCGCGTTCGCGGCTGGCGTGATCGTCAAGCGCGTGTAACGCTTGTCTCCCACATAGCCGAGCTTTCGGACCTCGTTATCATCGTCGAACTGAAATCCGGCTGCGGCCTCGGGCGCGGCAGTACTTTGTGAGACCATATCCGCGTCAGCAACGGCCGTTGCCCCGGTCATGTCAGACGCGTCGCTTTCCTCTAACAGCACTGCCGTCGTTTCGTCGGCATCGGCAATCGAGCCGAGCGCGAGAATGTAAGTCAGGCTATTGAATCCGAGCCGATCGATGATTTGCCCGACTTGCGCGGTGTTGTCCGCGACCGAAACGGGACTGAGAACCCGTTTCACTTGGATGTTATGAGCCATGTCACGCATCGTTGTTCTCCAATTCCTGGGAAGGGGCAGACCTTCGGCAAATTTGCCGAAGGTGGTTTTTTGTTAGGTCGTGGCGATCTTGAGCCTGCGGATAGCCTCGGGCCGAACCACCCGGGCACCGACACGCTTGCGAGCATGGAATCTGGTCAAGCCGCTGGTCGCCATCGAATAAGGATCGCGCAACAGCGAGAACCCGATGCGATCGTAAATGCGGTAACCGCTGGCGAAGTCGCCGAATGCGATCGGGAAGGCGTTGGCGGCAACGTCGGTCATATCGACCGCCTCGACCACCGGGCGCCCTAAGATCGTGTCGGGCTGACCCGCCGCGATGCTGGCTTGCCAGAAGTATTGACCAGTCGTGTCCTTCAGCTTCCGAATCGCGGCGAGAGAGGACCCGTTCGCCATCCAAACGGCACGTTGCCGGTAGTATGGTGCGAGCGCATAATAAAGATCGATCAGGCCATCGCCTTTGATCAAGTTGGCATCGGTGCCAGGCGTGTAGGAGATGTTTGTATCGGTCATGAAACCAATCGGCTTTTTGAAGCCGTCGCCCGAAACAAATGCCGCTCCCTCCAGCCGGCCAAATTCCTCCGAAAGGTCGAAAGCAACCTCCGCAGCAACGTCAACCGCGGCATCTTCGAGAAGCTTGTTGCTCACGTCGACATAACAGGCGATTTCGTCGATCGGAATTTCCGCCTGCCCGTATGCGCTCTCAGTGCCGGTGCGGGTTTCAGTTTCGCCAACCCAACGCCCAGTCGGGCGTCCGGTGCGTTTGGGGATGATGACCGAACCGCTTGAAGTCTGCCCGACACGCGCGGCCTGCCGAACCGGCGAAAATTGGACAATGTTCTTGTCGACTTCCGCGACGAATTCGGGCGGCGCCAAATAACCGCCTTGCGTGTCGTCCGCGACGCGAAGCATTTTCACTTCGTCGGCGCCGAGCGCTTCCTTGCCACGGCGCAGGAAGTTTTCGAATGCCTTGCGCTCGATTTCGTCGGTTTCCGATTTCGTTTCGGTGCCGGGGCGATTGCGCTTGGCGACTTCGGCGTCAATCTTATCGTTCACCTTTTTGATATCGAGGCCGAACCCGGCCATCTTGCTGGTAAGCTCTGCAGTCAATTCCTCGATCGCCTTTACGGGATCGGGCTCTTCGCCTTCGTTCTTGAATTCGAGCGCGGTAGAGCCGTGCCAGTCTCGGGTATGCTTCATGCTCGCAGGGCCTCCTTTGCCCGGTTGATGGCCGCCACGAGCGCCCGCGCGCGCTCCGGGTCGTGCCCCTTCACTGTCGAGACGGTTGCGCGCGGATTAAGCGGAAACGTCACGATCGAAATTTCAGGAACGTCCATCTCTTCGAGGTAGCGAATGCCTTTCGCCCGATCGAAGCGATCTTTGACGGTGCGGAAGCCGGGTGAGAGGCCGTCGAGTGCGCCGGCTCGCATCAGCGCGTAAACCTCGCGGCCTTTCGTCGTCTCCAAAATCAATTTGCCCTTGGCGCGAAGGCCTTTTTGATCTTCAGCAAGATCAAGCCAAATTCCTATCGGTTCGGACGGGTCATGCTGAAACAGCATCTTGACCTTGGCAGGTGGCCGCCGTAGCAATGATTTTTTGTAAGCACCGGCCACGACAATATCGCGCCCGATATCAACGTTGTCGAAAACGCTGGCGTAGCCGGAAAACTCACCTTCGGGAGTGACCGACTTCAGGTCGAGATCGAATGCAAAGCCGTGTTCGGTATTCATGCAACGATCCTCGGCTTTGCCGGCTGTACGGGAGGCTTCGGCGCATCTGCCGCCGTTTGAATGTTTGGGTTCGCGAATTCGTTGCCGCCGTCGTAAGGCGCCAGATTCTCTTTCGCGCGAGCCTCATTTGGATTGAGAACGCGTGACGCAATCGCTTTTGAGTAGGCTTCGAAGCGAGCTGCGATATCGGCCTTCACCAGTTCGTCGACCAAAAATTCAGGAACAAATTTTGCTTGCTCTTCGGCGGTTAGCAGACGCGAGACGGCGCCCTGCCAAAGCTTCATGCGCGGCAATTCGGTGTAGGTGAGGAACGCTTGCGACATGTCGACGGTGTTCGCCCACGTCGCCCGTCCAAAATCCATCAACAGCGTCGGCGGAACGCCAAGCGCCCGCGCGATCTCGACAACCTGAAAGCCGCGCAGCTCTTGAAATTGAAGGTCGACACTGTTGAAGGTGAGCGCTGTAAAATCCGCGTCATCTTCAAGGATCGCCGTCTTGCCAGCATTTTCGCCGTTGTGTCCCGAGCCCCACGACCTAACAAGGCGATCATAAACGGCATCGTCGAGCTTACGCTTGAATTTCAACACACCGGACGGCCGCGCTCCGTTGCCGAACAACGCGCCCGCGTGGCGTTCCATCGCCATGCACAGGCCGATGGCTTCACGCGCTTGTTTGATCGCGGACATCCCACCGAGTGTCGGGACGTGCAAGATATCTTGCCATCGATAGATGCGCTTCGAACCGTTCTTGAGCGTCACTTCGTATTTTGGTTCAAGCGTCGCGTCGTCAAACTGGCAATTCACCGATCGCGGTGCGAGGCGGATCAGTTCGACGATCTTTTCCCCCGATCTGTTGGCGAGTGCGAAGCCGCCAGCATCGGTGATGCAATCCAATTCGAGTTGCATGACGAAATCGGCCGCGCTGGTCCATGCGTTCGGCCGATCATGGATTAGGCGATATAGCGGATGATTAATCGCGCGATCTTTTCCGCCATCCTCGCGGCGCTCGTAAAGCAGGAATGGCAAAGAGCCGAGCACCTCACAGCGAACGCTCACGCCGCGGTAAACGGGAACGCATTTCAATGCGAGTTCGGGAGTGACGGCGATGTTCGCTGCGGTCGCCAAACCTATTCCGAGCAACGCATCATAGGCGTCGCTCTTTCGTTCGAACCCGCCGCCGATGGCAGCCGACGAAATCGGATTTCCGTACTGGTCGATTAATTGATTGCTGAGCATCGAATTCGGGACCATCCCGCTTCGACGCTTAAAGTGTTCGCGGCGGCAGTCACGTTAAAAGCAACAGACCGGAATCAACCACGATCAACCGCGATACTAAGGCTCAAAAAAGAGGCTGTGGATAAAGAGGTTTTGAATTCGGCCCCATCTCACGTGGCGGACCCACGCGGTCCCCGCTCCCTACTGCCGAAAGTCTCGAAGCCCGCCCCGGCCTTCGTCATCGGTCGATCGTATCGAGCCACGTTCGCGACGTGATGTTGATCACGCTCGGGATCGAACCTGATGCGCGCTCTTCGATCCTGATCATGCCGTGCTCAACGAGGCTGGCCAGCCATTTGTCGACCGACGACTTGCATACGCCAGCACGTCGCGCGATCTCCGGCCTACTGATGCAACACGAGCCGTGCGCTCGCACCTCATCGCCGATCACCTTCGGCACGCTGCGCGTTGGATCGAGCCGCCATGCGCGCGCGATTGGTTGCTCTACATCTCCTATGTTCATCTTCATCTTGCTTCCTCTGTTCATGGCTATCGATGAAGGCTGCCTGACGGCATAGCTTCGCCTACACAGCGAAGCGATGTCCTCATGGCCACCGAAGTTAGGAGCCCTTAGACACAGTTGGATCGACACAACCACTCTCAGCAAGGTGGAACGGCCGCGGTCATGCGGTCGGCCTTTACGTGCGCTTCACATGACGCGGGGCTGGCCGTAGCGGCCGTGTCGTCATCCCGATCCATCAGGACTCAGACGCCCTGCGGGTTGCTGCCAAGCAGAGCCCGCTCGTGAGCGCGCTGGCCAGCACACGGCCAACGCTCCCTTTCTGTCGATGCCATTCGACGGTTGCCCACCAGGTCATGTTCCCCGGCTTCGGTCCTATAGGCGGACTGGCTATGAACGCACGCACGCACACGCTTACGAATTGGTGCTTTGACTGCTCGCTTCGGCGAGGGCCTTGCGGCGTCTCAAATCTTCCATGACGCGCTGTGCATGCTTGCCGTCGCCAATCTCAGTCGGGACCGGCGTTGTGGCCGCGACGGCGGATCGATCGCTTACAGCGCGGCCAAGCTTGGCTTCGATCTCGGCTCGGCTCGGCCGCGGTGCAGGCGGCAACGCCACAGGCGCGTCTAGGAGCGCTTGGGCCGTAGCCAGCGCCTTGCGGTACGGCTGCACAATCGCGCTGACCGCCGCGTAAATCTGGGAATCGCTTGGTGCCCAACGACGATCGAGCGCAGGATCAATATCGATATCTTGGCGCGCGATGCGGATACACGCCTCTTCAATGGCCCATGCGGGGAAGTCTCGCAGAACGGCCAACAACACCTCGACGGCGGTTTCAGCGTCTTCGCCACTTTCTCGCAGCGACCGGAAGCCGCCGAGCATTGCATGTAGAGGCGCTCTGATTTGGCCGCGCTGCTCCGGTAGGAACGGCGCCAGCCCGCTCGTCAGCTCGGCAAGCCGTCTTTGCACACAGCCGCGTTCGGATTCCGTGAACGCGCGCACGATCCCGCGTTTGCCATTAGTGGGAATCCAATTCTCCCAAAGCTTGCGCGGCAGATCGAAATCAGCTTCCCGATCCAGGATTTTCGGCCGCACGGCGAGCCCAATCGAGGGCAAGGGTGCTGTGGCTCGGGCCTCGCGGGCCGCTGGATCGAATATTAGTTTTTGCATCGCCAAACGGGCTGCCCCGCTCCATTGCTGTGATGATCCAATTGCGAAACGTCGCACTCCAATCACGTTTGGTCGCTCCGGCGCCGCTCTTCGCGAGCCAATAATTCCGGAATTTCTCGATTTCGGTGTTGAGCCGGGCTTGCGGCATGCCGCGATCGAGGGCGAACACCGCTTCCGAGGATGATGGCTGCCAGTCCGCCGGCAGACGCGAACCGCGCCCAGTTGCTTCCTTGCGGGGCTTGACGACGGCGAGTGCCCGAGCGCCAGCGCGTTCGAGAATGGAGACAAGCCGCACGCCTTCGGCTGGCGAGCCGCCGCGGTCAAAGTGCGCCTGCAACTCGGCCGCGATAGGAGTTTGTGGGCAAGCTTGCGGTGTTTCGAACAGCGCAAGTTCCGTCGATTGAGCAGGGGAGGCGAGGGCCTTCATGGCGCACCTCGCAGGCAGCCGAGCATTCTGACAGAGCCAAATAGCCGTTTGGTTACAATGAGCGAGTTAAGGGGGCTATTGTCAGAACGGGCCTTGATGTTGCTTGCGTCCCGAACCCCTTCCAAGCTGATGACGAGGGTTCGATTCCCTTCACCCGCTCCACTATCTTAAGCAAACCAGACCTAGAACAGCCGGCCGGAGTTGCATTCCGGTCCCGATTCCGACATCACGCAACGTATTCCCATTCGCCCGTTGCCTTTTCCCCGCCTTATTATTCTGACGCAGTATTTGGGCCATCTTTAGTAAAGTTGCGTGAGGGGAGTATATCTATGGCACTAGACTTTCAGGAGCCCATTGTTGATGTGGAGGAAATATCCACGGTTCCCAGCATAACCGCCGACGTGGAGAGCGGAATTCGAGAGGCGCTGCGTTTGGATCGGCGTCCGCTGCGCCGTGTCGCGCCAATCGCCAATGGTGAGCCGGGGAGCGCTCTGATTTCGAAAATGTCGGACGCCCCCATCGAAGAGATCGACCGCGCGATTGGTGAGTTGCAGGGCATGCGCAAAGCGCTGCAGGAACATGGCGAACGCGTGCAGCGAGAACTTGCGGAATACGCCGGCACGTCGCGGTCAGCTTTGAATTCGCTGAAGTCTCTGTCCGACAGCTTGGCGCAATGGAAGCAGCCCGCCTCCTGA